TCTTCTTGCCATACTTAACATACCTCTGGCACTTGTATTTGCCTTTGCCAATTTTTGGGCCCAGATCATATCATCAATACTTACTTCTGTTCCCGAAGCAATGTCTTTGCAAATGCCTTCCAGTCGAAGACGATATTTTGTAGATAACATAAACTAATATATGTGATTAGTATTATCTATACGTACGCTAGGGGTGGTAGGGTCACAAGTGTTAGTATAATAACACCAAATATTAAACAAGAGGATTTTAGTGGTAAATCTTTCATCTAATCCTCCTTAATACAGTACTCACAAGAAAGAGGACTTGCCTTCATACCTGGTAAGTCCTCTTTTGCTTGTTTTATTGCGTTGTATGCATCATCTGCGTATTCGCAGATTTCGTAACGATTATTTTGTTGGTCGTGATAACCAATAACGTAATGGGACATGATAGTTTCAACTCCAGTACACTAATATTTAGTATAGCATACTAGGTAAAAATACGTAGTAATGTGTGGACTCCCACACTCTATTAACCATTTAATAATTCAGTAACCTTACGAACTCTTAAGTAATTCGGATTATATCCTTCGTCTATGAGAGTTTGTAATTTATACTGTGCATCTGTTTTTGGAAGGTCAGAAAAAATAACACTCCATCCATTAGTACCTTCTTCTTCGATTTTGTATAGTTCGTTTAACATGTTTAGTGGTTCCTTTGATAAAATTCTTTAAGTGACGATTGTAATTGTCCTTTGTTTTCAGTATCTGGGTCTTTATATCCCTTCATCCTTTTCCACTCGTTATGTAATGCACCCAATAACCATGCTTGAGATAGACTTTTAGGGCCGTTTTCTAGGAGTTCAAGATACCGTTTGTTAGTTGTATAACTCTTGTATTCCTCTCTCCAATTAGAATCATCCATATGTTCTTTTGTCATTGTGTTTTGTATTATAACACTATATTATATAGTTTGCAACCTAGCAATCTTTACTCATACTTTCTGCCATACTTCCACCAATCTCTGCACCCTGATTACCAGAGAACATTGTTACCCAACCAGCAGCAACCCAACCAACAAAGGGGATAGAACTAAGAGAAGGAGCAGCAGCAGTACCAACACTAGAACCTACAAGTCTTCCTGTTCCTTCTGCTCCACCGATTGCTTTGATACACGCTTCTGATTTACTACTAGCAATAGTTTTAGTTGATCCATTTTTATGATGAACTGCACCATCCATTGTATATTCTTCTGTTACCTTTTCAATATTATTTGCAAGTCCTAAGAAACCACCTTTCTTCTTAATGTCCTTTGTAATATACATTGTCTTCGGATCATTTGCTTTATAACTGATTCGATATCCTTCTTTATTAACTTCTGCTAGGTATGAGGTATAAGGGCCTACTGGAATATCCAGTGATGGTAGTTTACTTTCTCGATTTGAAAGTAATCCTATCATTCCAATATGTGAAATGCCTAGAACAGCACCTAAACTAATTGTTAACCACTTGTTCATAAGTCCCTTTATCCTGTAATTTTTCTACAACCGTCTTTGCTTGCATCGGTGCAACATCACCAAGTCCGTTTGCATCGAACCAAGGTGCACTTTCCCAATCAAATCCTTCACCGAATGTATTATCAGGTGCCATCACATACCAGTGACACTTTGCATCAGGTATATCTACTGCACACACTGCCCAATCATCTGCCCACTGAGGTACTTGAACATACATCACAGGTAGATGATTAGCAAGAACTGGTGTCGCTATGAAAGTAATGGCAAACAAAACTACGCTTACAAAGATCTGAGGAATGTATCTAACAGACATCGGATGCTTGTAAACCTCCATTACTTCTCCATAGGACAACTTGTTCTTCATTTTGTGTCGGGTGTGATTTTAACTGGTGCTTGTTCGATACGGATAGTTTGTGCAGGTGCAGTTTGTGATGCTGCTGCGATTAACTTCTCCATATCACTCTTGCTTACTCCACCACTTGATCCACCACTAGATCCACCTTTCTTGGTTGTTTGAACACCAAAGGTGGCCAAAACTCCTGTGAAAACTGAAGCTATAAATGTCGGATCGAGATCCTGTTTCGGCATTTTGAATGCTGGTGGTAAATCAACATACGCTAAAGTCAAGATAGCTCCAGACCAAACTAGAATTCCCAATCTCACGAAAGTTGAGAGAATCATCATCTGCTCTTCCTTATCGTCAGTAGCTTCTCTTAATTTACCTAGAAGACCTTTTTTCTTAGGTTCTTCTTTCTTTTCTTCTTTTTTAACTGCTTCTGCCATAAAAATTAAGACGACTATTTATATATAGACATCTTAATCCTATCTTAACTGTTTTGATTTACAAATTATATGACCTTTCTAATACTCCAATATTGTAATCTCTTCTATCTAACACGTATTCTAGGAAAGAAATTTCAACATCTTCTATGTCAGTGTTACCTCCAAGAATCCACTGATGGCAAAATTCATAGACATCTCTACAATTTTCATCTAGGTGATGTTGTAAGGCACGAAAACATTCAGCCCTTAACTTCATCTTTTCATCTGTGTACATCCAGTCGTCCATAGTATAATAAGTAGCATACTTATATTATACCAAACGTTCCTGCTGTTATGCCAATTGTTACGAAAACAAAAAATTCCACTAGATCTCTTGAACCTGATGGAACGGATAACAAAATTTCATTTAAAAGTTGAAAAATCATGTCG